AGCTTAGGTACCCACGTAGTCGTACCTTCTAGCTGTTCGTAGGAGCGTACCTGCTTACCCACGCTTGCTGGACCCTTTAGGACTGCCGTACCAAGAATTACCCGGTCACGCATGGCCTTCCAGCAGGTCCCTGTGTAATGGGTGTCTTCTAGCTGACCTTCAATCGTCGCGCTCATCTTATCAGCAGCAACAGTATTGTTGGGGTCAGTATTATTTTTATCTGGCCACAAGTCCCAGTTCTTATTACCTGTACCGAACTGCATACTAAATGTCTGTGCAATAGCAATAGCACACTTAGAACGCACGATATTTACATCTGGACGATCTGTGTAGTTTACCAGCTCAAATGGAGTCTCTCTATTAATCAGAGTACCAGAGAAAGCAAGCTTACCAAAGAACAGAGCAGAAGAACGCAGCCACTGGTCTTCCTTTACAGTACGCTTGATAGCGCGACTACGAAACTTCTCTTCCACAGAAAGGGCTAGAGACTCTAGTAGCTCCTCGCGCTGACGTTCCTGCTCCTTACGCTCTTCTTCAAGAGCATCCAACTCTTCTTCAGAGAGTTCAACTTCGGCTACGTCAATGTCTTCTGGTAGATCGGCCATTAAATATTGTACCTACGGGGTCCCTGATACACGGGAGCTTTCACAATCTGGTCGATAGACCGCGCCTTTCTTAGGCTAACTACTAAGTATCTCAGGCAATCCATCAAGTGATCTTTCTCCTTGATGATCTTACCCTTGTCATCTCTNCGGTAAAGTACGTATTCCTTAGCGAAGTTGTGCATATGGTTAAACACTTTCAGCTTACCAGCTGCCATACGCTGCCATACTTCTTGGATGCCGGGCTCCACCGCATTGTCTGCNTCAGAAACCTTAAGCCCTAGATTGCGGTATGTCTCAAACAACTGAGTACCATCGCCTTGTGACTTACCTTTCGATGCCGGATCAATTACTCCGGGAATCCATTCACCCCTGCTACGTATCGAGTGTGCATGTACCGCCGGCGGCTGATGCTGCACGTAATGTTCGTCGTACAAATAAAGAGTGTCTGTGTTAGGATCAAGCGCACCCCACAGGGCCGCTGTTCTATTCCAGCCTACGTCAAAAGCGTATAGACGCTTGAAGTGAGCAGGGATTGGGAATGGATCAACCAGCATACCCTCAATCGACAGAGGATACACGTTACCACTACCCATTGACGGAACACCAGTNGANCGAGTCTCTCTTAGATGCGGCTCAGAGCCGTCTAGAATCTTATTCTTCTCGTCTTCGTCTAGCCAAGGAGCGTCATTCCATCCCGCCTGAATGATAGCCTTGTAGCTTTTGTGATCCACAAGCTGNACACTTGGGTCTTCTTCATCAGACTCCGGCTCCGGAATACCAATGATGCGCTTAGCGCCCGCAAGATAATCAGCGTCCTCACAGAACTTTACCACCAGAGGGGTAAGACCCTTTAGTGGTGTGAAGGTAACGTAGATTATTCCGCCTGTTGTCATTGTACGGACCAAGCATTCGTTATAAATGTTGATCGGAATGATTTCGTCAGGCCAAATCCAATGAAGGTCTGTTCCGTAGAATGCTTCAATTGGCTGTTCGTAGTTTTTAAAGCCGATTGTGGAGATACCACCCGACTTATGCTTGACATGTAGCATGTCGATACCCTGAGGTACACCAGACAAAGACCACATGCGAATGATTTTATCAGCAGGAATCATACCAGTACCCCAGCTTCCGGGCATNCCTAGNAGTTCCTTCTGTACNGTGTCACGCGTAGAGCGCGCAGTTGAGCCGATTGCCCATCCACGAGTAGGGCCATCGAATCTCTTACCCTCCCACCAATCAGGATACTCTCCTGTTGCGTGATAAGTAGACTCAAGAGCACCACTGACCGTCTTACCTACACGGTTAGCAGCCATGAAGAGGCGCTGACCATAGTCCTTGCCAGCAGCGAAGAAGGCTTTGTGCTTCTTGCAGTTGTCAATACTGAAAGGCGTTCCGGGTACGAACCATCTGTCCATACCGCTAGTCTCTTGGCGCTTCTTGTACTCATCAAGAAGCACGTTGAGCTTAGCTAACGCCACAATTTCATGATCCTTTGCAGTCCCACTAGCCTCGGGCAGTACATCACCAATATTATCTGTGGCTGTAAAGTCTACCGGGGTGTAGAGGGATGCAAGNGCTGTATCATCCAGCNGGAATTTACTCACTGAGTTCCTTCACTAGCACTGGCTGTAGTACTCGTTGCGCATCAGCCAGCTCTGGATGATTTTGCTTGACCAGCTGACCCACCTTCTGGTAGATTTGCTGGCGAAGTTCATCAAGATTGATGTTGGTATTTTCGCCGACGCTGGTTGTTTCAACCTTATCAGCCCAACCAAACTTGTTCTTCATGTAGAAGCTGTATAGAGAGCTATTGAATGCTTTATTACCGACATTCTTACGCGCTAAACTTTCCCAGAACGCAGCAGAAAGTGTACGACCAAACTCTACGAGCTTCGCAAAGGAAGCATTATCTGCTAGCTGGGTATGAAACTCACGGATCGTGATGTTCAGAGCGGCGGCCACTTCAGCATCCGAGAAGCCTTGACGGTAATTCTCGATAAGCTCGTTAGCCCATGATGTAGTAGTACCCAGCATTGCAGACATTAGTTGATTTCTTCTGGGGCAGGAGAGTTGCTAAGCCAGCCACCCTTACCATCTGGTGCCTGATACTTGCTAACTTCCTCGGCTGTAATTGTAACAGCTAGCGGATAAGCAGCAATTGAATCACCACTCTGATCCACGCCTACTAGTACAACCTCAACCTCACCAGTCTCGGAATTACGTGCTTCCATAATTCCGATGCGGTTGGTAAGTGTTGCGTGATAGTACATCTTCAATAGTCCCTTCAGGATACCAAGATGCTCATCACTCTTATCGTTCGTAAAGCACATCAACAGTGCTTCGTTACTCTGTTCTGCCTTATCCATTAAATACGCTCCGGGGCTTTGTACTCCGCAGGGATGGTCTGTGTAGCCATTCGTGCGACTAACTCTTTAGCACGGCTACCGACTTGGCGGTACCAAAGAGAGAGCTTCATATTACTTGCAGCTTGTTCGTAGTTCTTTGCTGCGATAAACTTGAGAGTGTTCTTAAAACTAAGTAGACCATAGATGCCCATGTTGAAAGCCATATTAATCAATACGCTCTTTGTGACATTGGACGCATCTTTGTACCAACTCAACTTAGAAGAAAGAAGAGCATCCATTTGCAGGATATGCTCTTCTAGTTTACGTTCCGCCATTTGGCGGCTAATACGGCCATCTGGTGTGACCTTTGATGTAAAGCCGAAGCCATAGGTCCACGGCTTACCATCTTCCTCATTGAGGTCTGTGACAAGGGCTAAGAGTTCTCTTGCAGACTTATAGCCCCAAGGAAGATGCTTATAGCGTCTTGCTATCTTAGACAGAGGATCAGGGTAAGCAAACTCACGAAACCCCTCGTGCCTCTCCAAGTCGGATTTGACTTGAAGGAGCAGAGGGGTTGAGCATGAACACAAATACGGATCAGTCATTTAGTTATTAAGGACCTGTTGCAACTTCAAGCGATCCTGCGTTATTCCAAATACTTACACCGTCACCGGGATCAGTAGTAGGAAGTGCGGCCACTAGAGCAACTGCTGCTGTCTGTTCTGTTGAAAGTCCTGCGTCCGCTAGAAGCTTAGCAAGAGTCTTACGCTGAATCAAGTCAAAACCAAAGTATGTGTCAAATCCCATGTGTGTATTCCTTAGATGATGGGGGTGTGGGCGCTACCCACGATACCGCTAGGCTATAGCTTTGTTGCTTGGCACCCCGTTAAGGAATCGAACCCAAAGTAGCAAGCTTCGTAGGCTCGCCCCTAGTTCCACTAGCCGAGGTATGTGGCACCCCTAGAAAGAGTCGAACTCTCGCAAGCGGGCTTAGAAGGCCCAATGCCGAAATCCATCGGTAGGGGTATAGAGTCAGGTAAGGAAGGTCACTTCCCAATTAAGCCCGCTACGCGGGGCACCCGATTTGGACGTTCTGCTAGGACTTGAACCTAGACCGAGCGGTAATCTGCCGCAATGTGAGGTATAAGCTCACCCGTGCTGCCTTACACTACAGAACGAATTGGTAGACAGTCTCGGACTTGAACCGAGAGACTCTTCGTTTTAAGCGAAGAAGGTATGCCTATTCCCTTCAACTGTCCATATTGGTAGCCGTCACAGGAGTCGCACCTGTACGCCATAAGGCACTAGTGTTTGAGGCTAGCGTGTCTGCTATTTCACCAGACGGCCATTGTTGGTACCCACGGTGAGACTTGCACTCACAATCCTTGCGGCGGTAGCTTCTAAGGCTACTGTGTATTCATTCCACCACGCGGGCATATTGGAAGCTCATGTTGGATTTTAACCAACCTAACAGGGGTTGCAATCCTGCACCTAGTCACTCGGTCATAGAGCCATTGTTTGGAGGAAGGCAGAGGTCTTGATCCCCAAACCCTTGCGGGTTCCCTTTCTTTAGCAAAGAAGTCAAGTCACCCGACTTATTTACCTTCCATGTTGGCAGAGGATACAGGTGTCGATCCCGCAGGAGTTACCCCCTGTATGGCAGTTTTCAAGACTGCGTGCTACGCCGGTAGCATATCCTCTATTGTGTGGCAACCCTGTATGGATTCGCACCATAACCGCATGGCTTCAGAGGCCAGCATCCTGCTATTAGAACACAGGGTATCAATTCATCCCACCGAGGTTACGATCCCCGTCCCTAACGCTTTGGAGGCGCAGATGCAGCCATTACACCTGTGAGATATTTGGCAGCGGGTAGTGGAATCAAACCACTGGCGCGTGGGTTCAAAGCCCACCGTTCTCTCATTGAACTAACCCGCATCATTTTGGTTGGTCCGGTCGGCAACGATCCGACACACTTCGGTTTAAAAGACCGCTACTCTGCCAATTGAGTTACGGACCAATATTTCTGAGGTCTGAATATCGCCGACCCCGCACGCCCGACTGTCGGGATAGTAATGGTTAGCCGCGCGGCACTCGCACTACTACGTATTGGTAGGTTCACTGAGCATCGAACTCAGAACTCACTGCTTAAGAGGCAGGACTTTAGCCAAGTTAAGTTATGAACCTGTATTATCAGGACGCCAACTCTCCGCCGTCCCCAGCTGTCAAGCCTCAATTAAGGTGGGTACAAATCCACAGGTTGCCCGGCTTTCGGCATTGGATGGTGCATGACCTAGGTAACGATCCTAGCTGGCCTGAAAGACGACAGGGTTACAGCCTGCCCACGCTCCTTACGTGTCTAGTCATACAATGAAAATTGAGCGCCCCGGCAAAGGCGGGACTTGTCTCGTGGGCCACAGGGGGTTGCGAACCTACCCCGATCTTTCCTATCCACGTCTAGCTCAATTGTTGGGGAGGCTATTCGGTTATGCTCCGAACTACCCGCATTCACAGTGCGGTGCTTTACTACTAAGCTATAGCCAACTTGGTATTCCGTATGGGTTTTGCTCCCATCTTTCTCGCTTGAGAGGCGAGCCATCACACTAGCCATGCCACGGAATGTTTGGTAAACCACTAGGGTTATGCTCCCTACTCAGCGGCTTGAAAGGCCGCCCGCCACACTAGCTGCGTCGTGGTTCATATT